GGGTTAGCACCGTCAGTCGTGTTGTAGTTCGAGTTGGTCTTGAGCCAAGACAAAAGCGAACCCAACTTGCGAGCCGTGGACGAGTTACCAGCACTGCGACCTTGGTTAGCGGCAAGAATGGTCTCTTGGTCACGCTTGAGTTCTTGCGAAGCCTTCGAGAGTTGGTAAGCCTTCTCTGCGCGGCGGCCAGCAAGATCAACGGCCATCATCGTGCCTGACACCTGGATCGTCTTAGCAACGATCTGTGTGTAGTTACCGAGACGAGTCGTCGGGCTGATAGTTGCTGCTGTTGCATCGTCACCTTCAACCTGTGCGTTGTTGGTTGTTGCTGCTGCCAACGTGTCGGTCTGCCACTCGTGGTAGACAGCCGTTGCTTTGGTGCGAGCAAGCGACGAAAGGATAGGTGTCTCGGTCGGGCTGATGTTGTAGATAACATCGGTTAGATCTTCACGCTGACCGATAGCCGTGAAGGTCTGGAATGTACCTGAAGGAACAGTCATTTCAAACTCCTAATTACAAAAATCTTTCAAAAACCCTTGCAGCGTCTTGTCGAGAACCAGTCTTTTTAAGTCGCGCAAGATCCTGTTTTGCTGCTTCTGTTGCTATGGTCTTACCCGTGGCATTACCAGCCTTTAGCATCTTGGGAGCCTCAGCAACCTTCTTGGTTACCCCTGGCTTTGCCTTTTGCAGTTTCTGGTACTGACTTGCCATCCACAACGTCAACACAGCGCGAGAGTCTGTTGCATTTGCTAGCTCTGTGTCCGAGTAACCAATACTCTTTGCAAAGCTACGAAGTTCAGAGCGAACCTTCTCACCCTTCTCAGGATGTGCATACTCAGGGATTGCCTCGGCTACCCTTTTCGCTTCCTCGGCTAAGTGCTTCTCAAGATGCGCCTCACGCTCTGCCTGTTGCTCTCTCGCAATGCGTTGCTGTTCAGCACGAATCTGTTGAATCTGCTCTTTTTGCCGAGTTTGCTCTGCGACCTTGACCGCATACGCAATCGGGTCGGTTTCCTTCAAACTTTCAATATCCTCGCCACGCATCTGTTGGCTTAGGAACTGATCCATAGCCTGCAAACGCTGCGAGTATGCGTCTCTCGCCTGCTTTGCTTGCTCTACAGCGGCTTTCTCAGCCTCTACAGCCTTACGCTGTTCAGCAAGCGCGTTAGTCTTTTTATGGTAATCCGTACCCTTTTGGTAGCCCTCGATCAACTCTGAGAGGGTCACTTCACGCTCTTCACCTGCGGCTTTCACCGTAAAGCGTTGTTCCTCTTCCTGAGTTTCCTCTACTGCTTCCTCATGCTCGGATTCACTGGCCTCAACCTCTTGTTCTTCTGGTTGGTCTTGAACTTGCTCCGAAGGAGGTTCGCCGCCACCCATTAGACCCAAGAAGGCATCTGCTGCCTGTCCCACTGTCAAGCTAGTCCCTTGCGGGTTGCTGCTTTCCATACACTAACCTCTACTTAAAAATCTTAAATCGTCTCTTCACTATCTCGCCTTCGGCGGCAACAGATTCAAGACGTGCCTTAACCTGACGCACTGCACGAATTGCCACATATGACTCCTCGCGTAGGTCAATGTCGTCAGGATTACTGTTGATAATACGCTCGATGTTGTCTTTTTCCAACTCAGTGAAGATTTCCGTCAAAAACTCATCGCCAAGTAATGCTTTTGCTCGTTCCCATCGTTGTGTCATAGCAGGCTCTTTAGTTTCTCTTTAGGCATTCTTGCTTCGTTTAGGGCTTCCAAGAAGTCATCTCCGTACTTGTTTACAGCCTTCCTGCGAATGACATACTCGCCACGCTGTAGCTTGGCATAACCTTCGTCTGGCCCGTCAGGATTAGGCCCAAGTAAAGACCGGATCTTCCCGCCTTTCTCATAAGAAAGATTATCAGACTCAACCTTGCCGCCCATATACATGCCGCCCTGAGCAATACCTGCGTCTTGCGCTGCTTGCTGTTGGGCTTCTTGCGCCGCTTGCTCTGCTAACTGGGTATTGGTTTTCGCCCAATCGTAGTTTTGAAGGAGCCCAGTTTGGTTAAAGTACCCAGGCTGAAACTGTTGCACCTGAGACACAGCAGGTTGAACGCCAAACTCTAGCGTCATGGGGCGAAGGTTTGTGTAGCCAGCAGCACCAGACTGGAACTGAAACGGAACCTCTGGGGTCGGCGTTGTCTTGTAGAAGAACCCCGATGTTGGCGCAGCTAGGCTTGTTTGACCGCCTCCAGTCTGGAACGGCACAAAGTTAGTCGCAGGCAAGTTGAACGTAGGAGGCATGTAGCGACTAGGGTCAAACGTGCTTGGTGTTGTCGGCGTTGTCGTGGTTTGCCCTAGCCCCATCTGGATAGATGACTGAACGTCTGCCTCTGGCACACCCATAGACCGCAGCATGTCTGCTGTAATCTTGTTCTGGTTGAACCAAGCGATCTTTTGTGCGCCTGTGTATACGTTCCAATCGCTGGGAAGCGTCATACCGGCAGGCAACTTCCATGTTGGTGGCGCTGCCGTACCGGTTTGTCCTAATCCATAAGAAATAGCCTGCTGAATATCAAACTCAGGGACTTTGTACTGCCTGAGTGTATCGGCGGTAATACCCTTGGAGTTGAACCAGTTAACTTTGTCTTGGCCTGTGTAGTATTGCCACTCTGGCGGTAAGCCAAGCCCAAGTTGTCCGGCCATCAGCGTTACGGCATCTTGAGAAGGGTTACGAACCTCAGTGGTTGGTGCGTCTTGCAGGCCGAGTAATGCAAAGGCCTCGTCTGTTGCGTTAGTTGGGTCTACATTTTTGATGTAGTTGCGTAGCTCGGCCTTAGATCTACCTGACGCAAGAAGCTGTTGGACGTACCCTTGTTTCGTGGCTAAAGACGCACCTGTATTCCATTGAGTGCCAAAGACATCATAGACAGGAGGTGCTTGCGTAGCCGTATCAAGCAATCCTCCAGGCGGAGGTTGCGTTGGATTAAGCAAACCACCATCAACATTTGGTTGATTAGGCTGCGCTGTTGGTATGCCCAACAAGTCAAAATTAGCTTGGGTCGCACTTGCTGGATCTAACTCAACGATCTTGGCTTTAATTTGCTCAGGCGTTATACCAGCCTGTAAAAGCGTATCAATGTAGCCCTGTTTAGTGGCTAAAGAAGATCCCGAATCCCATTCCAACCCAAAGACATTGTAGGTTGTAGCCATAGGTGTACTCACATTGTTAACAGGTTCTAGCGGAAATGCTTGCGGCGGTGGGGTGACCGGAGGTGTTTCGACAACAGGCGGCGGCTCAACAGGAGGCACATACGGAGGTGGCGTTACAGTCACCGGAGGAGGAACGTAAGGCGGAGGCTCCACAACTGGGGGAGGAACATACGGAGGTGGCTCCACAACCGGAGGAGGCACATACGGAGGCGGGTTTGGTATGCCTAATAAATCGTAATTGGCCTGCGTTGCGCTCGCTGGGTCTAGCTCGGCAATCTTTGCCTTGATCTGATCTGGCGTAATACCTGCTGTTAGCAAAGAGCTAACATAGCCTTGTTTAGTGGCTAACGACGAACCAGAGTCCCAGTTAAGACCGAATACGTTGTAAACAGGCGCAGGAGGCGGGGAAGGCGGCGGTGGAGGGACGTACGGAGGAGGCTCGTAGTAAACCGGTTCTGGCTCGTAGTACACAGGTTCCGGAGGTACATACACAGGCTCCGGAGGCACATAAACCGGAGGTGGGGGTACATACGGAGGCGGCTCTGGAGGCGGAGCGTACCCGTTGTTAAGCATCCAATTGATTGAATCGGTATCAACGCCAGCATTGAGTAATTCAGTCGTTGAGACATTATTAGCGTTGAACCACGCAATCTTTTGCGCTGCGTCGTAGCTATCCCATCCAGCCGGTAGTTCGTCAACAAGTGCCATGATTACCCTGGTATCTCAATGTTAGACGTAATGCCTGCGCCGACTTTCATAGCCTTCATCTGCGCTTCTGCTTCAAACTCCATGCGCTTAAGTTCTAGCTCGGCTAGAGCCTTCTCTCTTGCAAGTTGAATGTCTGCCATAGCCTTTTGACGCTTGATCTCAATATCCGCTTGAGCCTGTGCCATCATCATTTGTACGGCAGGATCTGGGCCTTGTTGCTGAGGTTGTGCAAGTGCAGCATCAACCTCCGGTGTCACTTGCTTGAAGAACTCAGCCGAGTCTGCAAAGCCTGCTGCCTCAATCAGTTTTCCAAGCGTCGCACGATATTGCGAGACAGACACTAAAGGATTGTTCGGGCCGTACGCTTGAATGATCTGCTCTTGTTTTGCGAGAACCATTGAGAGCATCGCCATCTTTTGCTCGATGTTCCCCGTACCAAGTCCGACATTCACTGATACATCGTACTGGTTCGACCACTCTCGCGGGTCGTACTGAACATATTGGCCGCGCATCCGAATGATGACTGCTTTGTCCTGGTACTTGCATAGGAGGTGTAAGAGTCCTTTGAATAAGTCTTTTACACCTGTTTCAGAGAAGATCCTAGCGACTAACTCGATTTTTCCTTGCGAGGCTTGCGTAAGGGCTGCTATGGCCGCAGCAGTCACGTTCTGCAGGATGTTGGGGTCTAACCCTTGGGAAGCCTCTGTAACGCCCGTACGTTTGGCCTGGATCGAATCCAGGTACTCCATGAACGGAAATACCTGTTGAGCAACAGGATTGACCTGGATGGGAACAAGTGCGCCAGGGTTCTTCATCCTGACCACACCACCAGGCGTAACGCTCAAGAGGTCATCGAGGTTGACCTGGCCTTCGACTGCTCCCATGCGGGAGTTGTTTTGTAAGTACAGGTTATCAAGCATCTGCCTCGTTAGAGTAGTCTTGATAAGCTGGAGATCAACTGTACGATCAGCAGGGCAATCCCCAAAGAAGCGATGAGGTATCGGAATAGGACAGAGGGTGTAAAACGGCACATAGTCGGTTTCCTCATTACTTAGGATTTCGTTCCCCGAAAAGTGAACTCGTCTTAGTTCTGCAATCCCATCTCCGTCGTAATCAGTCTTTAGGTAGCACTCGAACACTTCAACCGTCTGCATGGACTTGTCGAGACTTGGTTCCATGTAAGGCTGTTCGTCTCGGTTGTATCGAGCAATGTACTCGGCAGAGAACTCAAGATCGTTGTAAACAGGTAGGTTCATCACGATCTCTGCATCAAACCCCATCGCAACTAAATCAGACCTTGTGATGAGTTTCCTATGCGCGACAAAAGGCGTATCCCTTACGGTCTTGCCTGCCTTAGAGATCAAGAACTCTTCGGGAGGCACATTCTCAATCTTGATCTTTCCGGCCTTGGTCTTACGCATGAGTGCAACGTTATGAACGCGCATCATTTGACCGTCAATATCTTGCTCAACCGTCTCTTGCGCTGCGATCTCCATCGTGCCATCAGACATGATAAGAGCCAGTTCGTCGTCGGTAAGGTTTGCGTACTGCTCTTTAGTAACCGAGATCGAGTCATCCCAGTAGGCTTTGATAACCCCGACTTTTTGAAGGATCGCGTCCTTGAACCAGTCGTGCATGATCGAGATGCCTGGGTTCTGCTTCATGAGCACCCAGTTTGTGTACTCGGTTGCTTGCTGGGCTAACGGCTCATCACCTGGGCCTACAGGCTCGAACACACCGATCTGGTCAGCAGAAGTAAACAAACGCATAAGAGGCGGCAGCATTCCGTCTACCGCTTCTGCTACCTCTCCGGTTACGATCTGGCTGCGACCCTCTACCTCGTTACCGTAGGGGTCACGCATGTAGGCGGTAAGCGCGTTCTTACGCTGCTCGACCGTCTCGGTCTCCAAGAAACCTATCGCGTTATCAATCTCACCCTGGAGAATCGCCTTTAATCGTCCGTCATCCATTTAGACCACCCAAGATACGTTAGGTTTCAGAGGCTTTGACCAAGATGTTGTCTCGGACATACCAACCGCTAAATACCGAAATGCGTCGCTCGCATGAGATGCCCAATCGTGCAAGGGCTTGTCCCAATAAACTTGACGCTTATCGTCGTATTGTCGCCGATAATTCCTTAGTGCGTCCACCCCACGCTTAGTCTTGGAGTCGAACCAACAATAAGGAATTAGCCTTCTCACGGCTTGTATCCCATCGTCAACACCCATTCTCGGAACAATCGTGATGTTTAGCCCTGCTTCTTGTAGAAGTTCTAGCCTAGATCTTCCTGAGCCTAACTCTCTGACTTGTACATCGTGAGGCAATAACTGCTCGGCTAACTCATAGTGATTCGTTCTCAGCCAGTTCACATACCAGTCAAGTCCTTGACCGTGGTTTTCCACAAAGTCAATGAGTCGTGTTTCTAGGCCAACTCTTTGACAAACCCAGATTGCAGTGGAGTCACCTATGCCTAGATCCCAGGCTGCGTAAGTCTTAGCTAAACCATCTACAGGGATGTCGTGGAATCGCTCAGACGGTAGCTCATTAAGAAGCTGTCCGTAGTAACTTCCTTCGATGGCACTATCAAAGGAACACTCAAACTCTTGCAGGTACTTGTCGTCTCCCATCTCGGACTTGGCTGCATCGAGTTCAGTCTGAGGGATAAGACCAGTTTCGGATGCTCGGAACTCCAACAAGGCCCAATCGTTATGCTGCTCTGCATGGTCTCTCAGGGTCTTGAAGTGGTTGTTTCCTTTGGGTGTTCCGAGGAATAACGCCCATCCCATTCTGTCCGATAAGGCCGGACGAACCACTTCCGACCAAATTTTAGGGTTCTGGTCACCGAACTCGTCGAATACAACCCCGTCAAAATACTGTCCTCTAAGAGAGTCTGGGTTATCAGACCCTGCAAGTTGGATGCGTCTACCCCAGAAATCAACCCTAAGTTCT